AAAACATTTTGGGTGCCACCTATCAAGGTGTTTGCAATATTTCTAGCATTTCCTGGTGGTATATTGTCTCGGACAAACCGAGAACCCCACTGTGCCACTGCATTCCCGCTATTCTCAAGAGCCTCTACTGCCCTATCAACAATGGTTTTCCCTGCTGCATCGTTAAGATCTTGCAATTGCTGGTCCAAGACTTCTGAATAATCAAATGAGCTTGCGGCTTCTGCCGCGCCCGCTTTGCAATTATTGATATTTTCAATTCTCTCATAATAAGACTGAATATCTTTTGCTGTGGATTCCCCGAAAGACTCCCATCGGCAAACAAGTTCTGTTACATAAGATTCTGGGGATATATTATGAAAAACCTTGGTTACAAGATAGTATCCCCCAAATCCTAAATTTTGCAAAAGTTGTTTTGTTGGTTGTTTTATTTTACCAATTTTTTTATTTACATCATATCCTGGCACTGTGGGGGCTATATAGACATATTGACCAGGAATAAAAAAAGAGTTTCCAACCATTTTAATTTTTGCATCATATTTCTCTCTTAAAAAACCATTTGGATGTTCACCATCAGCAGTTACTCTGTGTTCCTTCAGGAAAGGTATATCTGTTTTTTCAAATTCTACAGATTTGACTAATCCATTTTCTTGACCGATTCTAAGATGGTATATTCCCTTTTTAATGTCTTTTTTATAATCTGCTTGCCTGCGCTTTACATTGTTATCGCGCATATAAAAATACAAATAATCGTTAGATTCTCTTATACTGCTTGTTCCAATCTCAGATCCCAAACCAGTTTTTGACATTTTCTTGTTTTTTAAGCCTGCAATGCTACACCTTGATCTTACTGGCACTCTTGGCCCCCCACCAGACAATTTAGGCACTGTTAAGGGTATAGATGCAACTCTTCCTTTTTGTCTTTCACCAGAATAACACCCACTACCAAGAACAGGGGAAATTAAATTATCCATTATATCAATAACAAACTTTTTAAAGTAATAGGTTTCTTTTTGCGGCCTAATAACATTATAAATAAACCAATTTTCAAACAAGTCATAGGATATAGGTATATCTGCTAAGTTTCCTACTTTTAAAAGGCCAGAACTTCTTCTGGAGTCTTTCAGCACGGCAGGCCCCATCATAACAATAACCCTCTCTAAAGTTTCTATTGCTGCTTTATTTTTTTGCCCATCAACTTCTGATTTTAAAATTCTTAAAACAATATCAATTAAGTCCCCTAGAAAGAAATAAAATATTTTTATTTTTCCATTTGGTTTTTTGCTTGGCTTCTTAGAAGATTGAACGTGTTTTTTTTGGTTGCCTTTTAATTTACTAGCCGTTAGCTTTCCATCATCAGCAGCGTCTTTATTTACACCGTCCATTCTTTCTTTCATTTCTTTTCTTTCTTCTTCTGATGCTGGCTGCGCGGTTTCTTGTATTTTTTTTGCATTAGCTTTTTCTTCTTTGTCTTGTTGTGCTATCGGCTTTTTCTTGTTTCCCTTTACAATGCTTTCTGTCCTTAGCACTCTACCACCAACAACTCCCAATTGTGATGGAAACACTTCTATACATTTAAGAATGCCCTCTGTTTCCAAAAGACCATCGGTTATTCTACTGTAAGCAATTGTTTTTCTTAATCTTACTAATTGATCTAGCTGTTCCACTAAACCTTCTGCTTCTTCTATTAATTGTTTTTTTCTATCTTCATGCCTTGCTATTACATCCTGCTGTGTATCCGGCTGATTACCAGCGGCAGTAGGTGTAGACGCACCCGCTGGTATTGCACCGTCTCTCTTCACATTCATAAGCCTTTCAAGCTCTTGATCAGACTGCAAAAGCTCATCTCTTTTTGTTTGTATTTTTGTTTGCAAATCTGTTGCTTTGTTTGTTTCTGGTAACCAGAAAATATCTAAATCAGAAGTTGAAAGAATATAATCAATAGAAGCCATATAATCAATGTCTAGCTCAAGAGTGCCGTCCTGATTATACTTGATCGTATGGTCTATAAGTTGAAGTGAAAATGTTGCTTTTGCACCTTGTATTGATTTTCTTATTGCTTTTGGAAATAAAGGGTGCCCAACAGGGGGATCGCCCCATCCAACAACTGCTTTTAATTCATATCTATCTTCATCATCGGCTATTGTTTTCTCGCCTTTTCTTCCCCGTTTTGGCGCAAGAGAGGCTTTATTCATGTTTATTAAATCTGCGTATTGAAAAGGTCTGCTCTTGGACATTCCGCCGCTATTTCTAGGGTGGAACAAGTCTGCAATAGTTTTAAAGTATAGAGTTAATTTTGCATTTATTAGTCTATCTGCTGTGTCCGGGTCAATGCCTGCTAGTTCATAAGAAAAGCTTTTTATTCCTGCTCCATAACCTCTAAAATTAGAAGATTTGACCATATCAGAAATTGCCCTTTGTGTATGCACTCCGGGTGATAAACTTGCGTCAAATGGCAGTTCTATGATTGTTCCATTTTTTATTAAATATAAACGTATTCTAGGTTGCAAGACTGCGTGCTGGGCTGTTGTAAGGCCGAACATTTTGTCTAGCCCTTTAACGGAAACAAGCTCATTTGTTATTTCCATTGGTGGGCCTGTAACACAAGAAAAATGCTTGTATCCTTCGGCTCTTGCTGCTGCTTGCGCCCCAATAAGAGCTTCTATATTTCTAACAAGAAAGCATTGCTTGTTGACCCTTAATTGTGCGTCTTCTGCGGTCTGATCTTTTTCTACAAAAGGGTCTTTTTTTTTGCCACCGCCTTCTTGTTTTTCTTTTTCTCTTTCGTCTTTTGTTGGTTTTGAACTTGGAGGATCAGACATATCAGTACCCCATCTGTTCTAAGACCCTATCTAAGGGTAGTGGTATTTCAACAATAGATCCATAAGAATAATAAGATTCAGTTGGCTTGGCATTATAAAACGCAATAACCCACCAGAGTTCAGGATCGCCGTAGTATTTGCTTGCTAGCTTGTAAAGCCTATCGCCAGATACCCAGGTATGGGTTATGATATCTAGGTCTGCTGCGGGAGGCAATCTTATATCTGGCACTTGTTGATATTCGATAAAGTTAACTCCTTTTTTGAGAAACTTATTTCTATACCTAATATTGTTATTTATTAATGTTAATTTGTTATCATATCTCATTATAATTCACTCTACTCGTCTTCGGGGTGCTTAGGGTAATAATTTTCTCTAATCCTGATCATCTATACGACTCTGCCCGCCGGTCCCGTCGTCATAGAATATGACTTTAGACTGAGGGTCTGATGGGTAATAATTAGTGCCACTTGGGGACGAGGATGATGCATCATCCTCATCGTCAACGTACCCGACGACACGCTCACCAGCAATTTTGATGGATTCTTCAACTGAAGCCCCGTCTCTTCGAGCGCTGTTGTATTCGTTTTCCCAATCTTGGTATTCTTCTTCTTTTTTTTGTCCTTCGAGTGCCCCAACAACGGGTTGAACAAGGGGCGTAATTGTTTCATCATAAATTTGACCAAGAGCGTCTCCTCTTGCTTCCTGGAGTTCTTCGTCTGACACGACTGGGTCTCTGCCGAATGGGTCTTTGCCTTCATAGAATTCTTTAGCGCGCTCTTCTCTGGCTCTTTCTTCCGCTTGTTTTCTTTCTTGTTCTGCTCTGGCCGCCGCCGCCTTGGCCATCGCCTGCTGTCGCTTAATTTTTGCTATTTGAGCATCGGCGGCTTCGGCCAAGAAGCCGCCCTCCCCGATGGCGGCCATGGCCTCTTCATCGCTCAAGCCGTCAATACCTGACTGCTTCAAGAAATAATCCATGTCGGTCCGCATCATCTCCTCGTGAAGTGCGGCAAGAGCGCCTTCGCCATCCGTAAATCTTAATCCTTCTGATTGTGCCCCTGCTGCACTTTGGGCGGGGTCTTCGCCATTTATAGTTTGTTCATTAAGAGCATTTTCTCCCTGCTTCGCTGCCAAGTTTGCCTGTCTTGCTTTTTCTGCAAGCTCAGCCGCTGCCTTCGCTGCCTTCGCCGCGTCTTCTGCGGCCTTCTGGGCCAAGTTTTCTGCCGCTTGTGCATCATCATCTGCCTTTTTATCTATTTGGCTCGCTATACCATAAGGGAACTGCGCCACTCTTCTTTTGGCCCCCCTCCAGCCAAGCTTGTGTGTATGAAGCACAGTAAAGTTTATACTAGCGTTTATAACTGTTGGAATAAGATTTTCACCTTCTGTGTTTGCGAAACCAGAATCCATTTGAGGATCAAATGTAAAACCATCAAGATAGCCTATAAGGCCGCCGGGATTCGCTGCTTGACTAACCAAGTTTGTGTATTTTAAAGCTAAGAGAGGCCCACCAGCAATTGTACTTGCATTATTGCTAGAATTATAATAATTGGGATAAAGAAAGCTTATAAGTCTTTGAATCTCGATCATGTTTTGCTCGCCAACTCTTTTGTTTTCATTTAATATTTGCCAGCTTAAACTTATTTTTCTTCCAGTTCTCTGGAATGTTGCTATGGGATCCATTCTTCCGTATACCGGCTCTTCGTTCCAAATTGATGTATATTGATCTTTAAGGTCCGTTACGGCTCCCAAAAAATGAGCGTGCCTGCCCGATGAAAGGTGGGTAAACCTTATTTTTAAATCACATTTTTTTAGAAAAGAAAAATCGCCTGGATCTCTATAACTTGGCATTTGCTTTTAAACTCCCACTATTTCATTCTTGCTTTAATATTTAATCTTTTTCCAATATACGGAGCCACAATCCTAGCAAATTGATCTCCGTCTATTTCTAAAGAAACTTCTTTTGCTGTGGCAAGAGGGCCTAAACTATTTTTAAAATTGTCTGATTGGGTCGCACTAAAGTTGTTATTTGAAATATTAAATGTTTTCGCAACTCCAACAAGCCTTTCCGCTTGATCGACCTTTTCTTTTGTTAGTCCTGACACTGCGCTTGCCATGTTGGTGAATGGTGATGATGGTGTTGCGCCTCCCTTTGGAGAAGCTACTGAAACGGAGCCTCCACTAAATTTATCAATATTTTCTAATAGATCTACTAGTGTTTTCATTTCATCTAAACCAACATCGTCTACCATCTTTTTAAGGGCAACGCCTAGTCTGGCAACGGCGGCAGTTATGGCTATAATACCAGGAACTATATAGAGGGATTTGAGGGCCATTGTGCCCAAGGTAGCTCCAAGTTGATTTAAATTTTCTATTGCTTTTTCTTTATTCAACTCCTTTACCAAGGAGGCAACGCTAAACCCTATCAAGGATATTCCTGCTGCTGCTATTCCAACACTTGTAGCGACAGCAGCAAATGCAAGCGCCAGTCCAAACACTATAGCAACACCTATTGCAAGCTTCGGCGCAAGACCACTAAACATAGCGATAACTGCAACTGCCGCAACCATACCAACAGTCAATACACCAACAGCGATTGCAAAGTCATATAAAATTTCTTTTACAGCAATTAGTTGATCTTTGTCAAGCAAAGAAAAAGAGCTTACAAAGGCAGCCAAGCCGGTTGCGGCCAAACCTATACCGGCACCAAACAAAAGCGTTGCTGCTCCAAGGCCAATCGCTGATGCTGATACCTTGAGCATTCCGGTGGAAATAGCAGAAAGTCCTTTGCCTATTTTGGGAGCAAATAACCCAAAGGTAAACATGGTAACTAAAGTGCCTGCTAAGGCAAGACCGAATGCCAAAACAGAACCAATAATAGCAGTAAAACTGCCAACAAGCATTAAAATTGCCCCTCCGATCAAGACAGTCATTCCAAAAGACTCGCCCATGTTTTCTTGAAATTCCAAAATTGCGTCTGCTGCTTGTATAAAGACATCAATAACTGGTCTCATGGAAACTGCAAAATTAGCGGCAATTTGCTTTAACTTTTCAAAAAGACTCATCAGCCCTCTTGTTGCTTCTTTAAATTCTTCTTGAGACATTTTTGCCTGTTGAGCTTTAAACTGTGCTATATCATATGCCTCTAAGCTTGTATTGAATATTTTGTTTGCTTCGGCCATGTTAGTTATGCCTGCCGCAGAAGCAACCGCCTTTCTCTCGTATCTGCTCAAATCCTCAAAAGATCTGCCTGACAGATTTATTGATTCAATTAGCATTCTTATTCTGTCTTCTTCGCTGGCCTTTATCATTTCAATTGAGTTTAGATAAGGCCCACCAAGGATTGCGTTTAATTTTCCTACGCTTTGCGCTGCATCTTCAAATGTATCAAACTGACCGGCCAAACCTATAAGGGTGTTTATTTCAACACCGGTTGCTTTTGCTGCTGCTGCCATGCCTTTGAAAATTTTTATTGAATCTTCACCATGAGCAGCAAGCTTTGACATTGCTGGCCCAAATTCCCTCATGACAGTTTTCGCTGGCAAGCCTATCGCCCTGGACATACCGACTAGATCCCTTGTGACCATTGCAGCCTGATCGGCATTCATTCCTAGAGCTTTTGTTAAAAATTCAATATCTTTAGCGCCATCTACACCAAACTTATCCAATAAAGCCACATTTTCTACTAAAACTTTTTTAGATCTTTCTGACATCTCTGTGAATAGAGATGTGTTTTCATATAAATCTGCAACGGCATCTGCGGTGTCCTCCATTGAAACACCAAATGTTCTTAATTGCATTTGAGAACTTATAAGCAGATCATTATATTTATCCCCTGCGGCTGTTGCTATTTTAAAAGCAGTTATGGCTGACTCCTGCTCTCTTGCAAGATTGAAGGTTTCAAACGCAACCTTTTCAATTGCTGTATATCCAATGTTTTGAAGAGTAAAATACTCTCCCATTTTTTTTGATAAAGAAGCAAAATCCGCCTTGGATAAAGTACCTAAAAAGGTATCTTCGAACTTTTTCATACCAAGCGTTGCAACAGCTATTTGTTTAACAACTTGCTCTGCCGCTGCTTCTGACTCTTTTAGAGCCTCCAACCGCTGTCTTTCAAGTTCTACTGTTTGGTTTAAAACACCATTAAGGCGAGACTGTTCTCTTTTTAGATGCTGTATGGTTTCTATTTGCTGTTGATTGAGTCTGCCGCCCTGAGCACTTGCTTTTACTCTATCAATCTCCATTTGGAGTATCTCTTGAAAAGCTTGTTTTTCAACATTTAAATTGAGGATTTGTTTTTCATGTTGATTGTTGACGTTTTTTAATTGCTCTTTATAGATATTGGTCTGCTTTATGAGTTCAATCTTTTGTTGAACTGCTTCATTAATTCTATCTAATTCATCTTGGCTAAAAGGATCACTCATTTAACAGAAACCTCTTTATTTTACTTTAAAGGCCACTTTATACCGGTTGCCTTTTCAAACATAGAGATTGCTTTTTGAAGTTTGGATTTACTTTTAAGGGTGCTGGGGCTGTTGAGGCCGGATCTTGTAAACGCTTTTAAATATTTCTTCTCAGCCCCTAGGGCTTTTGCCAAGCTATCTAGTTGCCTTTTTGTTCCTCTAACTTTAAAATTATAATCATTTAAATCAAAGGTGTGTCCCAGAAACATTTTAATCCAGGCTCCAAACATTCTATACCAACTTTCATTTAATTTATCTGCTTTGGTCAGATCAATAATAACTGGCTGCAATTTGTCTTCATTTAGCTTTTCCAAAACATAAACCTCTCTTGTTTGTTCTGAACTAACTAGTTTAAAACAATATTTAATTCTAGCTACTAGAGTTTTTTGCTTGCTGGATTTGTTCTCGTTCTTCTTCGAACTGTCTGGTTAATCTTTCAAGAAACCACCTTCTCAAGCTTACTGGCAGGTTGTAAGCTTCAATAAAGCTCCAACCTCCATGATGTTTAAGAAGAAAAAACTCTTCATAAACATTTGCTTGATATTTTTCACTTAGGCCAAAAAAAGTCTGTGGTAAATGGGACATCAAGTGTATTAGATGCGCCACATTCGCCACAGACATATTCCTCCTTTAGCACAGCGTTGGGTGAGTTTTTCTTATATACTTCTCTGATATACTTGGAATCAAAAGCAGGAACAACTTCAATAAAAGAATTTATATATTGTCTGTCTTTGTTTCCATTAACTGAAACAATAATTGCCCTTAATTGGTTTATAAGATTGTTTTCTGGTAGATTGTGTTTTTTATTATTGTTCTGGTCATCAATAATTCTTTTTTCATCTGCACCAGTCATCAGTCTAAGCTCAAGCTCCGCCTTTGTTCTGGGGGTTGTTATGGTGATATTTAGATTGCTATTTATATGGGCAACATCTTCGCCTAGATTAAACTTATTTTGTGCGTTCTCAAGATTAAAGGTGTGTCTTCCTTGAGAAAAACAAGATGGGCATGCAACCTTTGTATCATACTCAGGACCATATGCCGACTTTCTTGCAGCGATCATAATTGCCGTTCTATCGCCAGAAAGAAGAGTGTGTGGCTTAATTGTCTTATCGACAATTATATTCGCCATCATTCTATCGATAGCAATTCCCTTCTTTAAAAGAACCTTATCTGTCAAGATATCTTCTTCTTTTGCGGTCATGTACCTTATCTCTATCTCCTCTTTGCAATTTAAAGGATGATCGGGAGGGTAAAATAAACCTTTAGAAGGTAACTCTACAAATTCTGTTGGTACTACAAATTGTAATTGATTGTTTGTTGCAGGTTGGGGTGTTGAATCGTCGCTTGGTGCCTGCACACTCAAGCGATCTTGATTGTTTCTAGACATTTTCTCCTCTTATATTAAGTGTTTCTAGCGTCATTTGCCTTGAAATTCAGCATAGTCATAAGTAAAGGTGCATTGGATCTCCACCAATCCATCATCATCATATGACAAATCTCCAAAAGTAACTTTGGAAATAAAGGCGTTACCTAGGGTCCATGTTTCAATTACATCAGACCGTTGGGGGGCACCCGGCGCTCTGCCGTCTATTTCATCAACTGTAAATCGTGCGCGTCCTGCATCACCTGATAGTTGAACGATCTTTACACTGCCTAGCGCCCCAACTGCTCTGTTTTTAGTTGGCGATAGCTCACAGTTGAAGGGGTTTGCAGGGATTTGATATCCTGAAGATAGTAACAAGGCGTAAAGTCTCGACGAGACACTGGTTCCTCCTCGACCTAGGTGATCAACAAATGTGATATCAATAGGCTGCCAGATAACCCTGTTCGGGTAATTAAATTGATGATTTAAAAATTTATGCTGTGTCGTCTCTAGTGTATAGTTTGGTTTCTGAACAGACTTTGCAGCCACTCTTAAAATACTATTAGTATCATTACCAGTACCGATATCGACAACCCATCTAAATTTTCTTTTTGGGTTGAGTGTTTTTTCTGTAAAAAAAGCCACCTTAAAATCCTCCGATATATTTCATTCTTAATAAATAGTTGAAATATATTTTATTCGTCAAAAGAAGCACCAGTTGCCGTAAGAACAAAGTCTAGTGCAATATATTCAATTGCCCTTGCTGGCTTGATAAACACCTTTGCATAAACAGTATTTCTATCAATCAGGTCGGGGGTAGTGGTGGTTTCGTCCAAAACCAGCCTAAAGTCAACCAAACCAAATCTAGATTTAACACTCTCAAGGAAAGGCTTGACTTGACCAGTGAACCTAGACCAAGTTTCTCTGACGTTTTGGTCGAAGAGAATCTGGCTGGCTGCGAATGAGATTTCCTTTTTAAGGAAAATCATCAACCTTCTAACATTGATCCTGTCAAGAGCAGACTGCGTTACTTGAAGGGTTTTTTGCCCAAAGATAACAATGCCCTCCGCAGGGAAGCTAGCGATTGGGTTGATGTGTTGTTCATAGAGATTGTCTCTGTCTCTTGCAGAGAGTTTTTGTCTTACACCAACAACTGTTAAGCCAGAGTCTCCGTTTGTAAGCCCACCTCTGTTGAACCCTGCTGGCGCGAACCATAATTCACTTCTATTTGCGCTATTTCCGATAACTCCCAGAGCAACAACACTAGGTGGCATCCATATAATCTGGCCAGTGCTAACAGAATCCCTGACAAGCACCCAAGGGTAATACGCCGCACCATACGAGGTGTTGAGGTTTCTGGCCTTCAAAGAGCTTACTGCTGTGCTTACAGACCCAAGTCTATCTCTTTCTTGGGTGTCAGATTTAGCTTCATAGATTGGAGTATAATCACCCTCAACATCAATAACAGCCATTGCATCCCCGCGCTGCTCGCAGTTATCAATTAGCCTTGATGTTAGTGTTGCATTTGTTAAGCCAGGCACAGCAGCCAAGTTAACATCAACATTCTCCACGTCTTGGATCATGTCGATTGCTCGCCTATAGGTATTGACAACATAGTTTGTTGTGTCTGAGTCGTCATCTTGAATTAAAGAGTTTCTTAAGGGTTCTCTTTCTGTTACATCGAAACCGTCAAAGCCACCAAATAGTGGTAGTGTAAATCTGTTATAACCATACTCCAATAAGCTTGTAAAAGAAGCATTGATACTTGCTTTTGAACCGTTTAGACCCACAGCAGTCACTGAGGTGTTGCTTGCTCTGGAGCCTGATACATAAACTAGATCAATAATTGTAGTATTGTCTCCAAAATCGCTACTTCCGCTTAGATCATCTAGCGTAAAGATAAAACTATTTTCTGTATTGCTATCAGTGTCGTGGCTTGCTACGCCTTGAGGCTTTGGTCTCGCCAAATCAATCGAAGTTTCATCAAAGAGCCTGCTATTTGCACCTCTGCGAGTATCAACTCCAAAATACGCTGTAGTGGGGCCTCTTAAAGTTGAGTCCACGCTAGAATTTCTAAGATTAAACTTGGGAAAAGTAATATCTCCAAGGAAGTTGTCAACAGCCAAGGCGCTTGGCTTCTTAGAAAGAACAAGGTGGAACCCTGTTGCTGATGATGATAGGTGAGCATGCGCTGTTAACTGGCTGGCTGGGAGCCCCATTGCATTGGGATCTACAGACGATGTTAAAGAAGCCCCAAATGTTATTGGCGCAGAACCAGTGCATACTGTGAATTTTTTAAACCTAGGTGGGCCAAAGAAGCCAGCAGGAAGCCATCTTGGATCACCTCCTGCCTCTACTTCTGTTGACACTTCCACTCTAACAAAGCTAGAGATATTATCATAAGTTCCATATTCTCTTAGCCTTCTTTCTGTTTCATCCCAGAGCACATACTTATCACCAATAACTCTAGAAATATATCTATTAGAACTTGGATTTAAATTCACGTTCTCAAATCTTTCTCTAACTAGAGGCGAATAGTCGTTATCTGATGTGCTTCTAACCACCACAGTAAAGCTACCATAAGGGTTGAATTCACTGTTCGAAGGCTTGATATCTTGAATGGAAACTTTTAGGTTTGAAGAATCCCACTCACCAGAATTTCTTGTGATAAACCTAAATAATTTTTGTGAGTTCTCTGCAATATAATTTTCTGGTGCTCCTAGATCTTGACAGATAACCCACCCACTCTTAGAATCACTTGTATCTTGCTTAAGATTTCCAAATCTCTTCTTGGTAGTGTCGTTATTGCTCAAAACAAGAATAGCACCGTGAGTATCGCCCTCAGAAGAGCTGGCGGCGGTTAGAACACCACCAGCGCCAGTCCCAACTTTATCTAATGCACCCTCAAAGGTTTCGCCTAGCCAATATTTTTTAAGTTGATTGGAGGCGATCATTGCACCGTTGGTTAGTGTTGGGTTTGTGTTAAAAACTTTTCTAATAAACTTGTCAGAAGCTCTGTCAAAGTTAAAAGTTATTTTTTCAGATACTGTTGCTCCGTTTCTAATTTCCGCCTTAAACTCCCTTGAGTCTCCAACAGAGGGGACCAAAGCTCCAATAGAAGAAGTCGCGTTAGCGCTGTCATGTGCGAAGTTACCAGTTAGGGTGATAATGGTGTTAGCATCGTTTGTATACCAGACAGCGGCTAGAGTACCGGGAACTCTTTCTCCAATGGTGCCAGAATCAAAAAGAAAAAGACCGTAAGCACCGCCACCCGTGGCAGTATGAGCGCCAGAATCCCACCCAGGAGTCTCTTCGCCTTGACCTTCATCTACGTCACCATGCTTACTCCCCAGCAATCGAACAAATGTAACAGGAGCATTATTTCTTAAATAAGCCTGAGCAGCATAGGAGGCATAGGTGGTGGAAGTATAGTTACCATCCCTCCAGACATCCCCTCCTCTACCGCCGGGGATCGGCTCCCCAAATGTTTCAACGAACTCAGAGAAAGAAGCAACCCTCACTGGCCTCATCGAAGGGCCGCGCTCTGCACGACCAAAAAGAATAGGCCCTCTTCTAAAAATTTGAGTTGCCAATCTACTTTTATCAATCTCTGCGACAGATACGCCGGGAGAGACAAATTTAAACTTTTTAACAGACATTATCTAATATCTCCTTTTAACAGGTGTTTATTCCTAGTAAATAGTTAAGCTACTTAACAAAAGAAAATTACTCTATATAAAATCCCTTCTTTATAAATTCATTGATATCTTCGGTTATCACTCTTTCTCTGGGTATCTTAACGTCAACAAAGTTTTGTCTTCTTACTATTCTAGGTCTTTCTTGGTTTGGCCCTGCTCCAATAATATATCCAAGAACTCTTATGTTTACTTCTGTTTGAAAATTTCTTTCTTCAGAGCCCAAGTTGCTAGCATTGTTTTGGTCTGAGAAGTTGCCTTCAATAAAGGTTTCATAAGAATGCTGGCCATCTTCTGACTTGATCAATAAATAATTGACCGACCCACCAGCAAGCATTATAGGTGAAAGCATTTCATTTATCTGCTGTTGATATTCAGAATATAAAGTTACCCTATATTGAATTTCAATATAATTGGGTAAAGGTATAGTAACTGTTTCGTATACGGTCTTGCCACTTGGGTTTCTGGTTCTAAAATTATCTTTACCGTATATCTTTTTTGAATCAGCATTAGCAAAATTCGCAGTTTTATCTTGGTTTATTTTTCTTGCAACAGTTATTGTTCCGCCTTTTGCATCATTAATGTCTGGTATATTTCCGTGAATAAAACCTCTTTTTGAAATATCCTTATTTACCGATGCTCTTTCAACTGTTATTACTGGCTTTATAAGCGTGCCGTTTGAATCTCTAAGATCTTTATTTTCTTTTATCTGAAAATTTCTTTCGGCAGATGTCCAGATTACAGGCACTCGCTTCCAGCCATCTGGTGTTGTACAAAAGATTTTCAAATCTTCTTTAAACAATTTAAGTAAAGATCCATCAATTGTTTCAATTGATGATGGTGAAAAAGTTTCTTCTTTTAAATATTCATCTGCCATCAAACAACCCCTTTCTTGCTCTTACGCACTTGGCTGAAATTTCTATTCTATGATCGACTTGGCCAAACAATTGCTTTGGCTCGCTTAGAGTAACTATCTCATAATGTATGTCGCCATATAAAACAAAATCGCCTTCTCTTACAAAAAGATCTTGATCTTCTGTTAGTCTGCGCTTATGAAAGTGAACAGTTATCTCTGATTTTCTATCTATACCAAAGCTTGTGTCTGCGCTAGACTCAAAACTGTTCCACTCAACAAGTGCATACACTCTAACTGGTGGTAGGAATGTTTTTTCTATTGCCTCTCCATAAATTGGATGGTAGTTTGTGTGTTCCACGCTTATAGGATAATAAACCACTTGTTGCCCGATAACTCGTTCAATAAGCTCATCGTTGACTTGTTTTACAAGATCTCGTTCCTTTTCCCCTAAGAAAAGGGGTGGCGGGGGCTGGGGTGGCTGTGACCATTGATTATCATCGCTCATTTATTTATCCTACAAAGATAGTAACTGGAATATTTTGCTGTGCTTTTGTTGCGTTCTCAAGCTTAGCAGCATCTTGTTCCGCCAGTTTTGCATAAGTCATTTCATCTAGAATTGTTTTTAATTCTTCTTTAAGCTTGTCTGTTTCTTCTTTTGCCTCAGATGAAAGCTCCGAATAATTCAGAGTCACAGACTCACCAGGTATAGGTACAGTGCTAAATTTTCCACGAACCTTGCCTAACATGCCTTTGCTAACCGCCAGAGCAAATCTTCTTATCCAATGCTTCCCAATGCTATTAATGTTCGCGTAGGGTATGTTTGCAAGAGGAATGGTGTTCATGTTGTTTACACCATCGACACCAGATGCTCTATCAGAATCTTCATCCCAAGGATCTTCTTTAACCGAGAACTCAAACCATATCTTTTCTGAGGCGTGAAGGCTTGGCGTTGGGAATAGTCTTAATTTATTATTTCTGATCTCGTATGAATAATGAGAGATTCTTGTATAGACTGAATCTTCAAAAGCCATAGCTTGCAACTTGTTTTGCCATGTTGGGATTAATTCAAAAGTTGAATCATCAGACCATTGGCCATAGTTATGCAGGTTCCCAACAACTGATAGCCCGCCATAATATCCAAAGAACCTCCACATAACATAAGGAGATTTATAATAAACTTTTCTTATATCGACTCTTTTATCTCCAACCTTGTTGAAGAAGGGCATGCTTGAATCAGTTGCAGACGAACTTACAATCTGTTGGAGATCATAGTCCTGAACACTGGCAGTGATGTTGAAGGATGCTGAATATATATTTTGTGTTCCTCCGACACCAATTTCCGCTCCAACTCCTTCTCCAACTTTCTTTGTATAGTTGAAAGACATTCTTGGAAACTTCAGGGCAACACCAGAAGGACCAGTCTTAATTTCACCATCGTGGTCAAACGTGCCAGTGGCCGCTCCAAGCACATCAGATATAATATTTTTTGATTGATGGATGTTGACAATATAAGAATATTCCAAAACTGCCCATTCATAAGCAGCATAAACATTATATTCTGTTAATTCAATATCAAGTACATCACCACCCAAACTTTTATAAGTAAAAGCCACTTGATCAACAGCACCAGAGATAAAATCATCTGTTGTGTATACTCCAAATGGAAGCGGATTGGTTGCAGAATTTACATTACTGTGGGTGCCCGTGACAGGCAATATGATTGCACTTGTCTGGCTTGCTGGTGTTAAAGTTGGTACAGACATTCATAAAGCCCTCCTAGTAGTGTAAATAGTTTTTCAAAAGGAAAAGCCCCTACCTCACATGGAAGCAGGGGCTTTTTGCTAGCCTAGACTAGTTCGGAATCAGTTATCAGCCAAGGAAGTCCTTGATAACAACCAAGCCGTACATGTCGGGCCTCACCATCTTCTTGGCGTAGCGCGTCATAACGCCCTTACGAGGCACAAAGTCCTCAACACCGAAGATAGTCGGCGTGACCTGTAGAGGCACATAAGGTGCGTAGACGTAGCCACTTTCAAGGAAGCTGCAGCCCTTGCGGCCAACTAGAACCACGTTTCTTGGGAAGTAAGGATCGACGTAAACGTCGAACTTCTTGGAGATCGCACCGATCTTAACAGTACCGGCTTGGCCAGTATCTGCATCGTGGGTAACGCTAGCGCGGAAACCAGCGGTGAACTCTAGGACATTTGCGGTCTCAGGACCACAGACCAAGAAGTTAGCTCCGCCGCGCAGAGTCTTGCGGTGGATCTGCGCAGAGACATCGTTGATTGTCTCAATAAGGGTCTCGTACCATTCACTGACTGTGCCAGTGAAATCTGCACCCAAGAGAGATTCGTTAGAAAGGCCGCTGATATCATCGCCAGTGCCGCGATCAACAAAGCGACCGGGGCGACGGCTCCAATAGTATGTGCCAGCAGTAGCATCCTTAACAAGATCATTCAAGATTTCCTGATCGATTTCAAGAGCAATCTGCTCGGAAAGGATCGATGTAAGCTCTACTTCTGCGTCCATGTTGTGGAAAGCATTAAGATCCTGAGACAACTCAGGGGTCCACTTGGCCTTCAACTTCTTGGTGACAGCGGTCACGCTGACAGAATCGACCTTGATATCAATCTCTGGGATTCTATCGCGGGTTGAACCGTCAAAATCACCGCCAGACACATCATCTGCACCCTCAAGGCCAAATGGAACGTTACCAACAACAGAACCAATGGCGGTACTAGCTTCATACTTGTCTGTCATCGGATAGTTAAAGGTGATAGCTCCGTGCGCCTCTGGTGTCGCAGCGTCCCTAATAACTACAAAAACTAATTTGTTGCTATCGTTTTTATCAATTCTAGTTAGCCTTCGCACTAGAACACCATCAATACCAGATGCCTCAATTGCAGTCAGGGCATTTAGATTCAAGTTTGGGAAATCGGAAGTAGCAGCGTTAGGCGACTTGTGAACTGTGACTTTCAAGCTTGCATCTGCTAGGATATCCGGGTCGTACTGGAGGGCCTTTTTTTGTGCTTCCGATAGAGCACTAACTGCAACATCAGTTAGCACAGTTGGCAAATCACCAGTAGAGCCGTCTGGTGCTGCTGTGGTAACAGAAACAGAGCCAGTTGGAGAACTATAGCCAGTGCTAAGGTCATAAAAACCACCCGCTTGCGTATCTCCAGTCGGAGACAGGTCCACACCATCGACAAGACCCTTACCAACAACATTACCACCATATACCGACTCACCGGCAGTTTGACCAGCGCGGCTATCGGTATAAGTAAAGTCAAGGAAGAAAATCAAGCCAGCAGGCAAGCTCATAGGTTGGACTGAGACCAATTGGTTGGCGATAAGACCACCAAAGACTCGGCGGACGATGGGGAATGCCACGCTGGCAAAGCCTTCGACATCACCAGCCGCCATAGAAGAAGCCTCTCGGAGAAGCTCTTTGGCCTGGTTCTCCAAGAGAACAGCCATGTTTGAACGGGCATTTTCGTTATCCATACCCTCAAGAAGACCAGTCTGCTCCCACTTCTGGAGAAGAGCTTCGCCCTCTTTCTGGATGTTACGATTAACAATGCCTTCGGTTAACTTTTGTAAAACGCTCATTGTTTTTTTAATCTCCTTAATTCTTTTTGATGCCAGCTAAACGCTGCATCTTCTTAAAAAATTGATCGTTGACCTGATTGGTCTCGGATCGTTGACGACGTGAAAAAACCTGTGTTGATTGACGTGAAACTGCTTCGTTCAGTGATTTTGGACCTTCCTTTTTGGAAGTGCCCGCCACTGCACTTTGAAGTGCCTCATGGATCATTTTGGCTTCTTCAATTGTTCGTGCTTCGGAGATCTTTTCGACAATTTTATCTTTTTGTCGCTCATTCAGGGAGTCGTTCCCCAGCACACGGTTTGTATAAATTAGTCTTGCATTGGAAACCAATGCTTCGTCTAGTTTTTCTTTTAGTTTTAAAACTGTTCTTCTAAGTTTATTGTTCTCCGATCTTGAATCCTTAAGTGATTCTTGAAGATCTTTCTTTTTTTCATTTGCTTGTTGAATCTGCTTTGCTAGCTCCTCAAGCTCTTGTTCTCTATGAAGATCCTCAACAGGCAGGCCCGTTGGGTTTCCGCTAGGCTGCGACATGTGATCGAAAACAAGCTCCTCAACAAGATCAATTAAATCTGATTCATCAATATCAATGTTCTCTTCAAGTTGAAGACCTTCTTCTTCCTCGTCGCCTGTTTCTAAGCCACCTAAGTCCCCACCAAGAAGATCATCTTGATCGCCCAACTCTTGAGCTACACCTTCTCGATCCATTGCATCTTCTGGATCTGGCTCTTCATCATCGACCTGCATCATTAGATTATCTAAATCTAATTCAACAACTTCTTCGTCATCGGGGCAAGGACAAAGCTTCTCGCCTGCGGCAGGAGCAGGGGGGATTTCGTCCATAACGGGCTCTGGCTCCATCATCATGGGCGGCGCGTCTTCCAGCTCGTCCTGCTCCAATAAAGCATTCACTGCTTCTTTTATATCTTTGGAATATCTTTCTAAAACTTGTTGTTCGGCATTTTTCAATGCTGCTTCTTTAAGTGCGGCAGCATCAACAATAGCCTGTTCTAGCATTGAACTCATCTGTATCTCTCCTGTTGCAACAAGATAGTCAAACTAAATAGTGATTTTAAATCTGAAAAGCGAATTTTATTAGCCGACGCCCAGAGAGCCGGACCAATTGTCAAAACCAATAGAGCTAGTAGACACGGTTGTTAGACCAGCAATAATTGAAGCAGACGATTCGGAAGCCGAGTCGCTCAGCAGGTAAACACTTTTCACTCTCCACTCTCCAGTATAGCTTTCACCATTTGCAAGAGTAAAATAGTTGTCTTGGCCTGAGACAGATCCAGAGGTGCCAATAGAGGAGAAGCCAACTCTAAGAGTTGCATCAGCATCGTCTGTTGATATAACATTCCTGATTGTCACAAATTTTGATACTCTAGGAAAGTCAATTCTCACTGGGTCATTTCCTAGGGCTGGAACATTAACAGAAGCAGTAGCATATGGAATTGCACTCATCTGATACTGCCCAACGCTAGACATCCCCGCTTTATAATTAAAAGTTGACATTATTTATCTCTCCTCTTGTTTCGCCTTTTCTTCGGCTTATATAATCTTTCTTCCTCAAGTTTTCTAAGCTTGTTTTGTTTATCTATAAGCCTCTGGCGCTTTGCTTTATTTTTTCTTCTTGTAACAGAAGGTTTTTCGTAATATCGGCGCTCTCTTAGCTCATCAAGAAAACCTGTTTTCTTTAAGATCTTTTTGAGCTTTCGCATTGCTTTCTCGACAGATTCTCCTCTTCTTACCTTTACCTCGGCGTTTACTCTTGACATCTCTTTTCCTTATACTAAATTTTTCCAATTTGGGTTGAATATCGCACTGATATCAACACCCGCATCGTTTGGTGCGTAGGCTTGCAGCGGACTTGATGGTGCCGCTGGTCCTGGTGTACCTGCTTTTGAAATAGGCTGAACGCCTTCGAAGATATCCACGCCACCGTAAGCATCTTTGCCGATAGCTTCGGTGAGTGATCTTCTCATTTCATTTAACTTATCTTGTCTGGCTGGCCGCTTTTCTATTGACTTTGCCCTTGGTTTTTGAACTTTCTTTTGCGGGGCTTCACTAACCAGTTGTGCGCTGGACGTTCCTTTTAGAACTTCTGATATCAAGCCAGATAAAACTCCCTCTTCAAAAATAACCTCTTTAATGCACTCTTTAATAAGAGGTTTTAAAACTTTTTTTAATTCATTTCGTTTCATTTAAGTATGCTGTCCAATAAGTTGTGAATGTTTGTGGGTTCGTAATTAGAATTTCTCATTCTATGTTCTTTTAACATAAAGGCATCTGGTGTCGAAGGTTCGCTGACCATATCGAAACAAATTAGTTGTAGATCATCCTCAACATATGTCTTGCCATTTCTCTGGGTAACGCTGCCGAGTGCTCTAGAGGAGATGCCCATCTTGATACCAGCCTCAACAAGATTCTTAAGGATATTGCCGCTTGGTGTGTTCAGGACTTCAATCTTGCCCATTACTTTCTTTCCGTCCCACCAGATATCTGTAACAATGTGTGAAACATTTTGAAGGTTGACAACGCTTGAATCGGGGTGATCTAGCTCGCCCATTGCCCTGCGTTGTTCGACAAATTTACGATAGTTTTCAACTTCTCGCTTTAATATGTTCATGGGGTAAATACGCTTGTTGCCGTTAAGACACTCCGCCTCTTGAAGTTTCCCAGAAAGAATAGTAACCTTTCCCTCCCTGACTCTTCTTTTTTCAGACTCCGTTAAAAAGTCTTCGCATTTACCACCATCGCAAAGTTCATAGAACTCTCGAATTAAATATTTGTTTATATCTGACATTTTAATTCTCCGATTGGCTGGGCTCACCCCAGCGCGATTATGCAGCCATTACGACAACGACGAACTGGCTGTAGCTTCCATCTGTTATTCATTGTTCTTTACCTCTAGTCTAAGTCCGAAATCTGCAACGAACATACTCAGCAAATAAGATGTCCCAGACGATAACCATGCTAAAACAAAAAAATTAACTAAGTTATATTCAAAGCTAAATAGTTCTGTTCCACCGTTAATTAAAAACAAAAACCACCCAACATGAAATCCAACGCACTGAGGGCAGTGAAAAAATCCGTTGAAGTATTGTCTTGGTGGTCTGATCGAGTTAAATATCTTTCCGTAAACAAGAATGCTTGTTAGTCCATATGCCGTTAAGACAAAATAAATTAAATCCAACTTATCCTCCGTTATTCGTATCTGTAGATTGAAGAGATGCCGTAAGGGCTATAAATATAGCCTGGTCTAATTGATCCTTTTTGGTCTGCGTGGGGTACTTCGCCCAGTTCTGTTGACTCTTCTTCATCGGGGTCCGTAAGCGAGTCTTCAAATTCTTTTTCGAATTCATCATCGATATTGAAATATTCTGATTCTTCATCAATAAACTTAGAAATAGTCAAAAGAATCACCTGCACGGCACTGAACTTTTCTTGATCTACAACAGGGTACATTGCCTCCATTGAACCAAATGCCGCGCCACTCTGGATCTTGCTTTTGTTTACAATGCCTTTTTTATTTAAAAAATTAAAAAATCTATCTTGCACATCATAAACTTTATCTGTTCTCTTTTCCTTTGGAAAAGCAACAATCTTTGATTGAGGTGGCATAATGACGATATCGATATCAGGGTGATCTGAAATAATGATATTACCGTCTAGGCTTTTTCTAACATTTAACTTGATTGATACTGGCTTGTGGCCTTCTTCTTTATCACCGAGAACCTTTACTACAATATCTTTCGGTTCGTCAGATGGGCCAACTTTAATTTTGATGGCACCTTCTTTGTTTTCTCCTTCAGCCTCGATCTCTTCTTGGTTTCCAACTTTTACAGTTACTGCCATTTTTAAAATTCCTTAACCAACTTCTGAATTTTGAGCACTTGCTCCAGCATCAAGTTGTCAACTTCTTTATTATTGAAACCTCTTATTGTTTCTAAGATTCTTTCGATCTTGTACTTTATAGAATCATCTTGCTGTACGTCTTGCCTTTCCAGCATAAGCGAAACCATTGATTCAAGTCTTGCTATTTCTTCATTCATGTATACCTTAAAATCAACGCCGCCATCTGAAAAGGACGTAATATATTTGTTAAGCAATAGGATCTGCTCCTGCAACAAGGACTCTCCATACTGCTTATTGAAATTTTTTACAAAAGTCTTGTAAACAATATTTGTTATCGGTTTCATCCCCTCGGCTTTTTCAGTCTTGTTGGTTGCTATGCTTCTAACAAACCCTTCTTCTAAAATCATTTTAGATTTAAGGGGCAATTGGTCTTGCAAGATTTGATAGATTGAAGCTAGATCTTTATAGTTTGGAACAAATACCTGATATGCAGCTTTAGAGAGATTCTTGTTTATATTTTTAATCAAATTACTTTGCTCTCTAAATATGGACTCTTTGTCTAACTTGGCGTATGTTCTCTTTGCTTCAAAGATCAACTTCTCTGCAAGGTGATAGTCCAAGCTCTTTTGATCTGTGATGGCGCGATAGATCTCAAGTTCTTTATAGAGCATTGTGTTTTTATTGAAATGTTCTTTTATAATTTTTGTTACAACAGATTTCTTTTCTTGATCATTGTTGATAACACTCTTTGTTAGGTGCCTAACAAGAACTTCATATAAAAATGCTGTATTCCTCTTTTTATTATGTTTTAGTTTCATCGCGCTTCTCCATCTGTGAGATCAAATCTCTAATTTCACTACTAGCTTCAAAAAGCAATTCTTCTTCCCTATAACTAGTATCTTGGCCCTCAGTTATGCCCTTAGAAATTCTGCCCAATTGGTATCTGCCAGGTGTTATTGTCTTGGAAGTCAATCCCATATCGCCAGCATATTTTGATTTTTTATTTTTATATCTCGCGCCTGAACTTTCTCTCTGATCGTAATGAACCGGCTTGTACCAGCCTTTTGATCTTTTTGCTTTTCTAGCTATCACCTTGCCATAGGCGTCTGTCTTGACTTTGACATCATCATCTCGCTTGCTTGGTTTGGCTAATAAAAGGTCATCGCCCGGAGGAGAGCCGCCTTCATCTCCGCCTTCTGCTGGTGTTTTGGTGTCACCTTCCTCTCCTGCTGGTGTTTCGCCGCCGAGATCACCTCCTAAATCAAGACCGCCGCCTTCATCTCCTAGGCCGAGATCACCTCCTTTATCTTCACCAAATCCTGCTTGGTCGCCTTTGCCTGCAAAGTCCTGCATGCCTTGATATTCTCGTTGAGTTACCTCGGTTGCAGCAGAAGCAGCAGACTCAAGGTCAGCATCAAACTTGCGGTCGTAATACATTTCTCTCTGGTTGCGAATAAACTCTTCATCACTCAAGTTAAAGATGTTCTTTGCGACCCACTGTCTGCTGAAGTATCCTTCGGTTGCGGAGGAAGCAATATCAAACTTTAATTTCCAATGCTCTAGCTCTTGCATCTCTGCCAACTGTGATGGGTTGTTGAGCTTTAACTTAAAAGAGATAAGATCTTTTGTTCTGTACCCCATAACATAAAGATGAATAATTCCGATCTTCTCCAATTCAGAGATAACAGATCTTTGTAGCCTTTGGATTGTTCTAGCAAATCTAATATCTTTTTGTGCTAGGGTTGTTTTATCATCAGCGGCTTCAGTATTGTTCATCAAATAGGGGCCAGGCACTTTTAAGGCCGACAATAATTTATCTCTCAGATACTTAATATCATCAATATCGCCAGTATAAGAGCCGCCTGCAAGTGTTTCGATCTTTGAAGAATTGCCGCCTCTAACTGGAATATAATAGTCTTCCTCAATTGAAAGAGGATTATATCTCAAGTCAACTCTACCAGTGTCAGTATCGACAATCTGATTGCGCTTCATTTGAGTTACAATCTTTTGCATATACTGCTCGATCTCATTGGGGGGAATTGCACCTACATCAATATAGAAAACCCTCCTCTCAGGAGATCGAACAATACGATAAGCCATTACTGCGTCCTCAAGGAGAGTCAACTGTCTCCAAATGCGACGAGCAGGGTCAAGGACAGAAGTTCCATAGGGAGCGAACTTATCATTTCCAAGAATACGGAAATGTGCAACCTGCCAATTTTCAAAAGTCATACCTCCTGAGTTCCATTGAAATTGAATATAGTTTGGGTTTGTGGGATCTTCACCCTCAATTCTCTCAACTTCATGCGATGGAAGGCCAATAACGTTCTTGACACCGTGATTTTCATCAATGTCGAGATAAAGAATAAAGTCCCCAAACTTACACATTGTCCTGCACCATCCGAACATGTTGTGTTCGATATTCAGGACATTGTAATAGAGGCTGTGAAGAATACTTTTGATCTCTTCATTAGGACACTCAATCTTTAAAAGTTGTCTGAGATCCGAGCTTGTTGACATCTCGTCTGCATAAATATCAAGAGCCGAGGCAATCTCAGGCGTATACTCCATCTGATTAAAGTCTGCGTACCGCTCGCTTCTGCCTTGGTTTGCAAGGATGTGAGAGTGCAAATAATCCAGTGGATTGTGTGTTGTTTTTTTAAATTGTTGCCCACTCGCAGATCTAAACCTATATTTGTCCATCTTGCGACGAGACAATTGACGCTCTGCTTGATTGCGATAACTAACAATAGGCCCAGATAGCAGCCTTGTCAGTCTTTTAAAAAGTTCAGATGTGGGGTTTCTAGGGTTGTGTTGGTTTCTTCTTGCTCTTATAGTTCGTCTAGCCATTGTTATCCTTTATAAAGCCAAAGAAATTGCTTTTGTTCCTTTATACTATCAGTTTTTTCGACAGATTTAAAACCTCTTTGGCCAGGGATACTTGTGTTCAAAGTCGTTGACTTTTTGAAAACAGACGACAAACTAGCCTTTGAATATTCAATTTCTTGTTTATTCACAACCAAAGCGGTATCCCGCACCCAACATCCGATAGCCATTGACATAATTAAATCGTCATGATAGCTTCGCTGAGCTTGGGGTCTTCCGTTCTTCCAGATAAACGTTGTCATTTCAGACATCATTCTTCTAGAGTATGTAGTAACTAGTTTATTTCTTACGAACTCTTCTAGCTTTGCTATTATAAGAGGGCGTGTTTTGTTTGTTGTTGAGAAGCCAGCAACAGCATTGCTGTTGTACTGGGCCTGTGTTGAGTCGATATACTCGTGTGTTGATTTAATAGAATAGTAAATATTTGGGTAGCCCTTCTCTTTTAGTTTTTCTAGTGCTGAGAAGCCTACTGAGTTGTTCTCCACCACCATTAGACAGTTGCCGTATTCCCTGCCAGTATTGTTGAGTAGGTCGCTAAAAAAGTCCAATGTTACCTTTCCATGATACTCAGCCACAACTTCCATCGTTTCCAACTTGAAAACAAGAAAAGCCGAAAAATCTGCCCCGTCACCCCTTGCAACATCTGCTGAGATCATATAGGTGTTGGTTGGTTTGTATTCTTCCCAGATCCATAGATTTCTATCAACACCAGTTCTATACTTGGGATCGCATACAGTTTCATTTATTCTTTGTATATCGTCTGAATGGAATACTGTCTCTCCACTTGTGTTGAAATTGCATTCAAGCTCTTGAGCAATTTGCCTGCGAGACATGTTTCTTGTTTCTTTATCAAACCATTCTTTGTCTCTATCGGGGTGAACATCCCAAGGTAGGTTGGTTGGAAAGAAATCATTGACGCCAGATTCAGCATCAATATATGTTTTATGAAACCAGTTTCCAACACCATTGGGAGTAGATAGGGCAATGCATCGACCACCAGTTGATAGTGTTGGGTACAAGCCAGTCCAAAGTTCTTGCATTCCATCGACGTGAGCGGCCTCATCAATAATCAACAAAGAAAGAGCTTCGGAACGACCAGCATCTCCAGAAGTAGAAATAGCTTTGATTTCAGATTCGTTTGAAAGCTTAAAGCTGGATCTGTTATCGATTGTTATATCTGCAACTCTAATCCAAGGTGGCAGATTCTTGATTATTGATTTAACTTTTTTAACTAAGTTACCCGCTGTGCCAAACTTTGTTGCCATAACAACAATGTTTTTTTCTCGATAAAACAGAAGAAGCCAAGCGGCATATGCAGCAGTTATTGTTGAAATGCCCAACTGCCTTGCCTTTAGGATAACGTTAAATCTATAATCTTTAAAATCGTGAAGCAGTTGCTTCTGAAAATCGTAGGTTTTGAAGGGGATTAGACCTTCCATTGGGTGAGATATTTTAACGTAGTTGTTAATAAAATAAGCCGGATCTTTACCGGCTTTTATACATTCTTTAAGTATTTCTTTTTTTGTTAGCATTGGATTACTCCTCGCTTACAAAAAGAGGGTGTTCTCTGTCTTGAGGTAGGTGGGAGCGCAAATTTACATCTAATTTTTGCTCTATCTTATCGTACACAAGATCTTGGATTTCTTCTACTTGGGCATCAGAGAACCTGCCACCAACGCCAGCAGGTCCAGTTGAATAGCTATCAGCCAGTTCACGAATAATACCTCTTACTTGCTCGTCTGTGTGAGCAGAAACCATTTTAATCAAAGTTGCATTGACGATATCATCGTACAGGTTTTCTTGAGGTGTTGTATCTCTCTGATTGGCTAAGTGGTTTGCAAACGGATGGACGCTCATCCTTGCTTCGCCTGCCTCGTTGAGTCTTTGTTTTATTTGTTCTCTGATTATTTGCTCTAATAAACTCATTTCTTTAGCATGTTCCAAGGAGTGAATGTGGGGTCGCTATCTTTTTTTCTTTTATCGTTCTTCGGCCTTTTGTCGTCGCTTAAGGCCAAGAAGTCTTTGAAGTTTTTTTCTAGCCTGTCTTCGGAGGGCTGCTTTCTAGCTTCGGAGTCTAAGCCGCCGATCTTGTAATCACATTGTGCAGTGACCCAGCAGCGAATACGGTTCATGTATTCCATTCTTGCTTGGACATCTCCATCTTTTGTCAAGGTCAAGGTGTTACCAGTGACTCGCTTGTATTCTTTTTTTAAAAAGGTTGCGACCTTGGCAATCATCTGCTCGATTTCTTTTTCTAATTTATCGCCCTGAACGTCCTTAAGGTTGATCTCTGAGTGGTAGCAGATGCAGAGATACGGCCCTTGAAACTTAACAGAAAAGCCGTCCATTACGCGCTTATCGTGAATTGGGTGACCTTCTTCACGCTTAAGACCAACTTTAATTGGTTCGCCGTTTTCATCGTGAGCACCATCATATGCGTTTGCTGCTGCTTGTGCGATACCATTTATAATTTCTAATACTGTGGACACTTATCGTCCCCCCTCTAGTGCCTTAATTCTGTCGTCTAAGTTCTTAATTATCTTATTAAAAGCTTCGCCGCTAGGAACTTTATCTTGCAGATCGAGCACCATGTCCCTCACTTTGGACAGTTCACTTTTCATTCTGTCGTCTAGGTCTTTAAGAGACAAATTGAACTCTTCGATAGCGTCACCCATTTCGTCCTTGTCCATCTGGAGGTCTCTGATTGTCCCTCTGTTGTCGGGAGCATAAACTTTTGGCTTAACCATGTCTCCGCCTTTCTTCATGCTCCTGCCCATCAAGCGGTCAAGGAACCCTTCGTCCAGTTCCCCCTCTTCAACCACTTGCTCTAGCTCTTCTTTTATAAGTTGTTTTAGTTTTGATTTAGTAATTTTCATTTTTTCTCCTCCAATTGGCCTTTTTACTTCTATCCTTGTGGAACCTCTTGTACTGTGCCCGTAACTTCAAACTCTTCGACTTTTTGGAAATTTTTATCGAGTATATCATTCGAATTAGAAGGCTTCCCCCCTTCGCGGATAGCTATTGTGATGTGAGGAAAGTTAATTCTTTTAGTAGATATTGGGCCAGGCGGATCAACTTTGGCAGCCATTGCTTCATTATCAAATCCAATGTGTGTTACTGTTAGCGTTACTTCTCCACCAACAGGATAATGTTCACTAAAATCATGCGATTTATTTCCTTTTGAGTAAACAATTGGTTTAAAAGCCACAATTGTCATGTGGTGGGGTAAAGGAGCCCCAGCATTTGTTTTAAAAACAAAACCTTCAGGCACACCTATGGCTTTAGCTGCTGCCTTTAATTTTTCTACGCTTTTATCGTCAAGAACAACACCAGAATAAGCTATGTTTTTTTTCATTTCAGCTTGGATTTCTTCTTTTATAATCTGCTGCAATCTAGATTTAGTAATTTTCATTGAAAGCGCTCCGTATAGTTTTATTTATTTTGGCAAATCAGTATAATATTCGTAGTCTCGACTATCCTCATCTGGATTTAATACGTCACTAGATAATTGCTCCGCTGGGATTTTGTTTTTCTCCAAGTATTTACTAACCAAAAACGCAAATGGTTCACCCATTTCTCTATATATCCGTTCCAAGTATTTATCTGCTGTCCCTGCTCCACCGGGGTCAGGGTCATAATCAACTTTATCCGTCCTTTCTTCTTCAATGTCGTAGAAGTCGTCCCATAGTTCTTTGTGAAGCTCTAGTATATTGCTAACACTATTTTGCATGTTGGCGGCATTTTCATATTGAAAATCTTCATTTTCATAATCTTGATACGCTGCTCTGGGCTTGCCCTTTGGTTCCAGATAGTAAACTTCTGGAATAACTTTTGAAATTTCTTCTCTTATAAGTTGTTTTAGTTTTGATTTAGTAATTTTCATATTAATCTCCTAAATTTAAGTTCTCTTTCAAGAAGGTATAATTACCGCCCAGTCCTCTCCCCATTTGCTTGAAGGGGGCACGTCGCCTCGTCCGGGCCAAGCGCTCAAAACAGAATAGACGCGTCCTTGCGCGACAGCATCAGCAACTTGCTCTTTTACATCATCGGGTACATATTGCATATTTTTTGTTTGTCTAACAACAACTGAAAGCTTATTTTGCAAAAACCCTGAAAGCGGCTTAGAGGTTTTGATGCCAATAACCTCAACTGGGCCTTGGCGTTCTTCTTTTGTAACGACTGTTTTCTGTGCGTCCGGTAATTGCAAGGCTTCGTCCATTGGCAACACCAAATCATATCCAACGCCCGGAACTTCCACTGAATAGACTCCACCATTCCCTTCTAGGGGGATCGTGCCTAAAGTTTTGCTAACCAAAGAGAGGTCAAAATCGGCAAAGATAGAACCAAGTCCGGGTTTCTTGTGGCCACTCTCAATGTGCTTCTTAGCATAATCTGAAAACATTATAATGTTCTCGCCATTTTTTACTAAATCTGTAGCTTCATTTAAGAGCGCGTGCTCATCCTGCTCATTCAAATATTTTCGCCAACGTTCAAGTAATAATTTCATTACATTCTCCCATTTTTAAGCACTTTGTTTTTCTGGTCTCCAACCTGAGAGCCATCTTTCTTCTCTGCCTTCGACCCATTGGATATAGCAATCAAAACAGCATTCAAACTTGCTCATATAAACATCGTCTTTTATGCTAAATGAGTAAGTATTACACGTTGGGCAAAGACGCTCAGAGTCTTTATTAAGTAGTTTTTTTGATATTAAAAAGCCATTGTGTTCTACTTTGTCTTTGTCCTCTTTGTTTTTGTTTTGTTTATTGTGAAGCTTTTTGATTTGGTTTAAGTATTCTTCTTCTTTGTCCTCGGACCAATTTGCTTTTGGATTTTGGACTGCTTCTTCGCCATACTTTTGTTGGATGGCTTGTTCAAATTTTGCTATTTGATTGTAGTCTTTCATATTGTTTTTGCTGTGTCATGAAAAGTTTGTTACCATAAAAGAATCAGCAGGACTAGACGCTTCATCCTGAACTGGCCCCCATACAAAAAATATGTTTTCTCCATCCGAACTTTGCCCAGACTCTCTATCCCTAGCATTGATGCAAAAATAAATCTGCCTTAAGAAACCGTACATTAAGCTTGGCGAAGACTTTGGATTGCCGCTAACTACTCTAGTTGAGGGAAGTACCAAGTATCCCTGATCATCAAGGATGTCTCTAAATGAACTTAAGGTTGCCTCAATATCGTGCGCAGTATCGCATACTACATTGCTGTCCCAACTATTAGTGGAGGTTTTTAAGACAAAAGCGTGAGGATAGTTACTTGTGGTGCTTGTGTTTTTTAGAAAAAAATTGGCGGATGTCTGTGGTATGGCAGCATGCGTTGATGAATTCCATGTTCCAAATGGAGAATACGTCGTGCCCCCCCCTTGAGAGGCCAAGATCCAACGTCGATTATTTGCGTCCCCTCCGTTGCTGTGGCCGGGGTCAACAAGAGCCCCGGCCATGAATGGATAGGCAGTGTTATTACCAATTCCTCTTCGCAAATTCAAAATAACCCCCTCTTGGCAAGTGATCGCATGAATCCTACTCATACTGCTATATGAGGTTCCAAGCTGAACAAAGCCTGTTCCTGGTATGTCTGCTCCATCAAATGGATCGGCTGTTTTCCAATCTGCTGCTGTCTGTGTTCTGTTTGTTATATCCGGGCAAAAATTAATCATTAAACGGTCGGAAACCTGTGTGTAATATGATGCCATGGTATTTGGGTTGGCGCCGCCAGCAAAAATAATTCTTTGATCTGCGTAAGATGCAGAGGCACTAGTAATAGGTCCAACCTCAAGATAATGATCAGAAGAGCCGGTCGATGCGAGGCTTGAATTTTTAACCTCCCAGTATGATGCGCTTGTAAAAATATTATTAAGAGATGTTAAGATATCAAAGATAGTTGGACTTGAAAAAGTTTCTTGTTCACTCATCTCCCAAGTTAAAGTAGGTAGTGGGTATGTCATTGTCTTCTCCTTTTAAAAATTAGTTACCATGAAGGCATCACCGTCACTAGAACTCACCGGGCTCCACACAAAATATAAATCATTGCTCGTTAAGCCTTGCTTTACTACTGCGTCTTGTCCAATAATACAAAAATAAATCTGCCTTAAAAAGCCGTAAGCCCGATTTGGGGAGCCGTTACCCCCCACAACCCTCATTGGTGGTGGTACAATGTATCCTTGGTCATCAACAATATCTCTATTGTTGCTCAATGTTGCTTCGATATCGTGCGCAGTATCACACACCACACTATAGTCCCAAGTGTCGTCAGACTCTTTCCATACAAAAGCGTGAGGATAGTCATTTGTGGTGCTTGTGTTTTTTAGAAAAAAATTGGCGGATGTCTGTGGTATGGCAGCATGCGTTGATGAATTCCATGTTCCA